ATTCAGGTGATCCCGATGAAGGACCGCATCGCCGTGCATGCCATCATGGCGGTGGTGGACCGCCCTCTGCGGGAACGTTTCATCCGTACCACCTCCGCCAGTATCAAGAGACGGGGGATGCACGACCTCCTGGCGTATGTCCGCCGTGACATGGCCGAAGACCCTGATGGTACACGTTACTGTTACAAGTTTGACATCACCAAATTCTACGAGAGCGTGAAGCAGGATTTTGTGATGTATTGCGTCAGCCGGGTGTTCAAGGACGCAAAGCTCGTGACCATGCTGGAGAGCTTTATCCGCCTGATGCCTGAAGGTCTGAGTATCGGCCTGCGCAGCTCGCAGGGGCTGGGCAATTTGCTTTTGTCTGTGTATCTGGACCATTATCTGAAGGACAGGTATGCCGTGCGTCATTTCTACCGCTATTGTGATGACGGGGTCGTACTGGGTAAAACGAAAGCGGAACTGTGGAAGATTCGTGATGCCGTCCACGGGCGCATGGAGTGTGCCGGTCTCCTGGTGAAGGGGAACGAGCGCGTGTTCCCGCCGGGCGAGGGCATCGACTTTCTGGGGTATGTGACTTTCGGTGCGGACCATGTCCGCCTTCGCAAGCGCATCAAGCAGAAGTTCGCCCGAAAAATGCACGAGGTAAAATCGAGAAGGAGGAGGCGTGAGCTGATAGCGTCGTTCTACGGGATGGCCAAGCACGCCGACTGTCATACGTTGTTTAAAAAATTAACAGGCAAAGACATGAGATCATTTAAAGACTTGAACGTTTCCTACAAGCCGGAGGACGGCAAGAAACGTTTTCCCGGGGTGGTGGTAAGCATCCGGGAGCTGGTGAACTTACCGATTGTGGTGAAGGACTTCGAGACGGGCATCAAGACCGAACAGGGCGAGGACCGCTGTATCGTGGCCATTGAGATGAACGGTGAACCGAAAAAGTTCTTTACCAACAGCGAGGAGATGAAGAACATCCTCTTGCAAGTGAAGGATATGCCCGACGGCTTCCCGTTCGAGACCACCATCAAGACGGAAACCTTCGGCAAGGGTCGAACTAAATACATATTTACATGAAACGGGTAGAAGGAACATCCGGGATAAAACTGATCGAGTGCGTGAGCCCGGCACGCAACAGATGGCGCATCCGCTGGGATGTACAGGAACGTGAGGACGGATCCGCCTCCTACATGGAGGAAGGCTTTGTCGGCAGACCTCACATGGATACTATAAAGTCCGTCATTACAGACTGGTGTAATGAGCAAATTGACCGTGAGATACTTTCCGGTTTTCTCTATGAAGGTATGCCGGTATGGCTGTCAAGTGAAAACCAGTTCAATTATAAGGCAGCGTATGATCTGGCCGTACAGACTGGTGGTGCTACGCTTCCCGTGACATTCAAGTTCGGTACGGATGAGGTTCCCCAATATCGGGAGTTCGTCACACTGGAGGAACTGACCGATTTCTACACGAAAGCCATGAAGCATGTTCAGGACACGCTGTCTGACGGCTGGAGGAAGAAAGACGCTTTTGATCCGGAGAAGTACCGGGTGGAATAAATCCTTCGGGGGAGGATAAGAAAAAAGCCCCCGGCCTGTTAAAAAGTAACGCCAATCACTTTTATAAACATGAAACGCCAAACCGCGCGACCGGGGGCAAATACCCTCTGTCACGGTTTGACGTTTTTTTTGTTGTCTAAAAAATGATTGGCGATGCAAAGATATAATTTTTTTGTTGTATGAAAGTGATTGAGATATTAAACTTTAACCGGGAGCTGTTGAAAAGGCTTCAGGCGGCCGGCATCCGTCTGGAAGATGCCCGGTATATCGACCTGTACGCGGACTATACCCGCCTACTCGATCAAGGTGAAAAAGTCTCGTATGCTGTGGCCGTATTGTCCGAAAAGTATTCGGTGAGCGAACGTAAGGTTTATGCCTTGGTGAAACGATTCCAGAGCGACTGCAAGACGCTTGCAGTGTGAACGGGTTGTTTTATGTCGTAGGGAGTGCCGTTTCCCCTTATCTTTAGGGTGTTTCAAATTTAGAAGGAGGAAATGGCTATGAACAAGTATTACCGTATCCTGGACAAGATTCTTGCCACGGGAAAAACACAGACCAACAAGAAGGGAAATATACAATACCTTCTGAACGAGCAGCTGTCACTGACACCGGCGGACCTGCTTGACATATTCGAGGGGCATAATATCGCCCGCAAGAAGCTCCGCAGCGAGTTGCAGTTATTTATGCAGGGTGAGCGCAACGTGGAGAAGTACCGGGAGGCCGGCATCAACTGGTGGGACTATTGCGGCTCCATCCTGGTGAACAGTTACCCGACCTATTTCGAGAAGCTGCCTCCGTTGATAGCGAAAATTAACCGGGAGAGGCGCAACAGCAAGAACTACGTGCTTTTTCTGGGCGAAACCGGTGCCGAGAGCAACCAGGCACCCTGTTTGAGTCTGGTACAGTTCCAGTTAGATGGCGGTGAACTGGTTCTGTCCGCCTACCAGCGCAGCAGTGACGCAAACCTCGGGCTACCTTCCGATATTTACCACCTGTACCTGATGGCGCGGCAGATAGAACTTCCCTTGAAGTCGATCACTCTCTATCTGGGCAATGTACATATCTACGAGAATAATATCCCGGGCACCCGTGCGCTGATCGCCGGTGACGAGACGGTCCGCTTCGGGTTGAACGTGTAGTTTGCTGTATATGTCTTGCAGCGGGAACAGTTCATGTTTCCCGCTGTTTTTCGTTTATTCTGTGGACCTTTGCGGCCGTTTTAAAGCAGAATGAAATGAGAAAGATGTATTTGTCCGCCCCGCTTCCTTTCGTGGGGCAGAAACGCATGTTTGCGAGGGAATTTATCAAGGTGCTGGGACAGTTCCCGGACAGCACCGTGTTTGTGGACTTGTTTGGCGGCTCGGGCCTGCTGTCACATATTACCAAATGTGTCAGGCCTGATGCCACCGTTGTGTATAATGACTTCGACAACTACCGCTGCCGACTTGTAAATATCCCGGCCACCAATGTGCTGTTATCCGATTTGCGTCGGATAGCTGAAGGGGAACCCAGAAACAAACGTATAACCGGGGAGGTTCGCGATAAAATGTTTGCTCGTATTGAGAGGGAAGAAAAAGAGCACGGTTACGTGGATTATATCACGGTTTCCGCATCCTTGTTGTTCGCCATGAAATATGTGACCAGTTTGGAAGGAATGAAGAAAGAAGCCATCTACAATAGGATTCGGCAGACAGACTATCCCGAAGCAAAGGATTATCTGGAAGGACTGACTATAACCAGCGAAGACTACAAGGAAGTATTCAAACGTTACAAAGATGTTCCGGGTGTGGTGTTCCTGGTTGATCCGCCGTACCTCTCCACCGAGGTGGGTACTTACAAGATGTTCTGGCGTCTGGCTGACTATCTGGATGTACTAACCGTTCTGAAAGGGCATTCGTTCGTGTACTTCACCTCGAACAAGTCCTCCATTTTAGAACTGTGCGACTGGATGGACCGAAACCCATTTGTCGGCAGCCCATTCAAGGAATGCAGGAAAGTGGAGTTTAGTGCAAGCGTAAACTATCAAGCTAAATATACAGACATGATGCTGTACACGAAGCCGGATGAGGTGTCAGGTATAGCAGCCTAACAATTGCATAAAGATAGGAAATTATTTTGAATCTGCAATGGCTTTTAAATGATATTTTAAAGCCATTTAAAGAGGGTTCAAGTGAAAGAAAAACGGTGGGCTTTGATCATGCTGAATAGGACCGCGCTCACCGTTTTTCTTGTACGCGTCGTTTTTGTACTTTTTGAAACGCATCGTTTTTGTTAAGCGGCACGTCTGGTTTTTCCGGATTTATATGAAAAGAGAGGGGATTATTGCCCCTCTTTTTCTGTCTTGTCACTTGAGTTGTCATCTGGTTTGACTGGTATAGTCTTCCAGTAATTACTCATGCCTTGTGATATTGCTTGGATATGCGAAGCTGACTTGCTTCTACCTCTTAATGATTGACTGATTTTCGCTTTGGTATCGTCTCCAAGATTACGATACATTCTTTTTCCTATATTATCCATATTAATTGATTTTATACTAGATAAATAGTAAAATGAAGTAAGAATGTAAAGAATAGTAGGTTGATTTCACAGAAAAAATATCTGGACCAGAAAATTTAGATACAGAGTCGTTTGTTCTTATTAACCATACCTGCTAAAATAGGGTATTTTAAGAGCCGAGTTACGGTGCTATGTCTTGTCTATTAATCACATAAGAGATAAACCTTAATTCACTTACAAACTAATATGTTATTTACCATACTTGCTTTGTATCATTAAATATTTTATCTTTGTGGTTGAGAAATAGTTAATTTGAAATGATGTAATCCAAATATAAAAGGTTGGCTTTTATAATGGTATCAGTTCCCGTAGTTCCCAAATTAAATCCAAATCATGTAGGAATTGGTTCGAGAACAGAACGGTTAAGGGTACTGAGGCGGAGAAAGTTGAAAAACTCTCTCCGCTTTTCTTTTCTACTCCTCGTAACTCATTGGTTTGCTGGGCTCAACGTCCAATACCTTCCAATCGCAACCTGCATAAGCTACTACGAGTCATCTTCCCCGAAGTTTTAATGGAGTATTTCGAGATCTCCTGTTGGCATGACGACTTCATGAAAACACTACCTGGAACGTTCAGATTACAAGAGTGGAACTGTGATTTCACATGGTTTTACTGATGAGAAAGTGATCCAGAACTTTCCTCTGCGTGGCAAACCTGTTTATCTCCACGTAAGACGTCGTCGCTGGTATGGCAAAGCTACAGGGAAAACGTTTTCTTGTTAGATAAATAATGTGAAAACTGTATTTTTTCTTTGGAATAGAATTAACTTTCAGCCACTTATAAGGTCTAACATATATTATTCATTTAATATTATGTTAGAATTATGAGAAAACAAATTTTAAGTTTACTTGTTGTGTTGTTAATCGGCTCAACAGTATGTATGGCTCAGGATCGTCAAAAAGGAAAAGTTGACAGAGAGAAGCGTATCGAACAGATAATAACCGATCTGGGACTGAATGAAAAGCAAGCCAAGGATTTTAAGGCTGCAATGGAAGAAATGCGACCGACAAAGAGAAATTCTAATGAAAGACCTTCGCGTGAAGAGATGCAAAAGAAGAGAAAAGAGGGAGAAGCTAAAATAAAGAGTATCCTGACTGATGAACAATATAAGAAATATCAGGATATGCGTAAAAAGGAAAATGCAGATAGAAAGAAAAGAACTAAATAAGAAAGTATTTCTTTTTTACTCTTTTTAGCTAGTTTTATTGGCCTGTTATCGTTTCTCGTATATGTTTGGTTATCGTGACTTTAGAGGAGATGATAGGCTATTAAGTATTTATAAAGGTATTATTTATACAGATATAAAGCAGGTTTTTGCTGGCTGATATTCATAAATTTTATCCAAAAGAAGGAAAAAGAATAGAATAAACAAGAAGCAACGTAACACCCTATCCATAAAAATGCTATATTTATTGCAGCTAGAGAGCACTTTAAGTAATGCTTAAGAGGAAAGACGCAAAGTAGTATATATACTATATATTTTCTATTATTAATTACTTAAACACATTTTTTATGGAAGCCAAGAAATCAAAAAAGGCTGCAATTGAGAATCAACGGGGTTCTTGGTTGTTGATGGGTTTGGTTGTTGCGCTCGCTTTCATGTTCGTTTCGTTCGAATGGACACAACATGATGTCAGGGTTGCGGCACTATCATCAGATGATGAATCCATCTTTGTGACAGAGCTAGTTCCAATTACATTCCCTGAGGAGAAACTGGAACCGCCTCCACCTCCCGAAAATAAGATCGTAGAAATATTAGAAATAGTAAAGAACGATATAGAGGTAGCGGATAATGTTTCTACAGTTGGAGAGGATATGGACGCAACTCATAAGATTGTCTGGATACCGCCAGTGGTGGAAACGGAAGTGGTTGATGAAGACGTTATTGTTGATGTTGCAGAAATCATGCCTGAGTTTCCCGGAGGTACGGCTGCTTTGATGAAATATTTGGGTACAAATATCAAGTATCCGACTATTTCTCAGGAAATGGGTTCAGCGGGAAGAGTGATTGTCCAATTTGTTGTTGACAAAGATGGATCAATTTCAAATCCCGAAGTGGTACGAGGGGTAGATGCATATTTGGATAAAGAAGCTATCCGTGTGATAAGTTCTATGCCAAAATGGAGGCCCGGAGTACAGAATGGTAAGAAAGTTCGAGTAAAATATACCGTTCCTGTAGTATTCAGGTTACAGTAGTTGCTTGAAATAGATGTGTAATGCGGGTCGGTTCCGAAAGGGATCGGCCCTTTTTTATTGAAATCCGACATTCTCAATCGCAGGATACTTATAACATTTCTTTTCTGGATTGCTTCTATGAAATAAAAAAACATATCTTTGCAAGAAGAATAAAAACAAATGTTGATTTTATGAATCTTCTACTTTGTCTTAAAAGACCCTTTATCTGGCTTTCCCGCTTCCGTTACCGTTGCGGATATGGTGTACATTCTCCATTTGCATTTAGTCTGATAACGGATG